CCTTGGCCTTTTCCTCCGGAGAAGCGGTGAGGCTTTGCAGGACGGAGGCCCGCTTGGTCCGCTCGGCGCTGTAGGCCTCTTGGTAGAAGCGAATGCTGCGCTGGGTGGCTTTGTCTTCCAGGATGTCCCGCGCCTGAGGCGAAAGGGAGCGGACCAGAGCCCGCTGCTCCTCGTTGCCACTGCGAATCAGCTGAACGGGGTCTTGGGTGGCGAGGAGTTCACCGACCTGAGACTTGGCCTGCTTGAGGAGGGCGTCGTCAATCAGGGGCTTGGCAACCTTGGATAGTCCCTCAATGAAGTTGGTTACTTCTGCAGCGCGTGCCTCACCGTTGCGTTGCAGCTGTTGTGGACTACGAAAGTCGAGCAGGCGGCCATTTGCACTCTGCGTAACCTGCCGATTCCCAATGATGTCAGGCGCATTGGGGAGTGATACACGTGTTAGTGCATCAACAGTGCTTGTTGACGGACGGCTATACATAATCAGCAGCCCTTCTTGCCGCCACCTTTGCCGCCTTTCCCACCACGCTTTGTCACGGCTTTAATAGTCTCATCTGCCATCAGGTTATCCCCGTGTCCCGCGCTTCGGAAGACCTTCTAGCTGCTCTTCATGGACTCGTTGGCGAAAACATTAAACAACTGCTTTTGTCGGATGACCCCAGGGACATCCGTGACGGCATCAGCCTGGGACTCAAGTTCCTCAAAGACAACAACATCACAGCAACACTGGATGCTTCAACGCCATTGGCAGACATCCAGGCTGCTCTGCCCAGCGCCGAGGAACTGGAGCGACTCATGACCCTCACTCCAGACTGATGCTGACCGTTGACTGCATCGAGCCCGAACTGATCCGCGTCTGCCTGAGCGAGGACGGGTTCACCAACTGCTGCTACGTCACCAGCCACCACCTGGCCGAGGAGAAGGAAAAGCAGCTTCGCAACGCCAACCTGCGCGACGCCCTGGAGGCACTCGACCATGCTCCGCTTCATTGACCAGGAACCAGCAGAACCAGTCCAGTTGCCCGCTGCTCAGCCTGTTGACACCAGCAAGCTGGAGCAGGACATGGGCGACCAGGCCGGCCTGCAGCCGCTGCCGCTGAACCGCATGTTTCAGCAGGCCGGGCGGCCGATGACTCGCTACCGGAGCCAGCCAAACAAAGCGCTGCAAGACCTGACGATTCAACGGAACCAGCGCAATCAACAGGTCATTGAGAACTGGGATCCGATTGGAGCCGAAAACAAGCAGCGACTCAACAACACCAATCCAAGCCCGCGGAGCAAGCCCTCGGCTCCTGACGACACAACAGCAGTGAAGTTCTTTGGCGACCTAGCCAACACTGCAGAGTTCAGGAAACGGAAGGCATTCAACGAAGCCAACCGAGATGACCCCATGTGGAGCAAGGGCTCCAAAGAGTTCGGGGAGCTGTATGGCCAGGAACTAGAAGCGCAGCGCAAGACGGATGCTTCCTTGTTTCTGACCTCTCAGGAGCGAGCGGCGGTCAAGTCAATGGTGTTTGACTTCCTGGATAGCCGTGCCGGCAGCAAACCCAAGCTCGACAAAAACGCTTTGCCGCTCGGGCTGAACTCTCGGTTCCCCAAGTTGGGCAACGACCTGCTCTACGAATGGAACGCTCGCCGCGCCCGGCAAATGCGCGAGGGCACTCTGGACATGCTGGAGATCCGCCGGGACACGATCAGAGGGATTTGATCGACTAGCTCCCCTGGTGACGCCAGCGCTTCCCTGCCGGCAGATAGCCAGCGTCGGCTTTCCAAGGCATGGGGCCAAACTTCTCCACCAGCCCGGTGTAGAGGGCGTGCTTCGGGTGGCTGTCATGGTGCCGGCCATCGAGGCGGTAGAGCTTCTCCAGCCACTCCAGCCGGCGCTCATCTTCACGGCGCCACTTCGGGTCGTAGGTCATGCAGTCCTTGACTCGTGGCAAGGTTAGATCCAACTGGTGCCTGTAGTTGCAGCATCAGCTTGACGGGCCTGCTCCAGCGTCATGCCCATCGCTGCCCGATCGGGCGTCATCAACAAATGCCCAGTCCAGTCTGCAAAATGCGCTTCAAGCAATTCCGTGTGTCTGGCCGACTGACGGCTGCGTTGATCCTGGGCGGCCTGCTCCTGAAACCACTGGACGCACATTGCCCAGGCATCGAGCCGGTCATCGTGCAACAGGGAACCACGATCGTGGGTCAACCGAGTGAGTTGATAGAAGAGGCTGTAGCTGGCGGAGCGATCGTCAGCAGCTGACTTCAACACGTCGGCGTCAGCCTCCACCACCCGGCGATCGACGACCATGCGGTGCGTCTGCATCACCGGGGCGAGGGTGTCGATGATGCGCAGCTCCTTGCGTTGATTGGAGCGGATCGGTTCAATCCGACATTGCGCTCCCGCCTTCACAAGGAAGGGTTTTAGCAACTGGGAGTAGACCTCCAGGCCACCAAAGTTGGTCTCCACCAGGATCTCGTTGACGTGGTGCTTCTTGGCGAGGGAGGCGAGGCGCGTCCATAACTTCTCGCCAACGCCCCCCAGGGCACCACCGGACTCCATCAGGTAGTAGTTGCCAGCCCAAGCTTTGACGATGGCCCAGGCAAACTCGTCGGCCCCGCCCCCGGAGGGATCGAGAGCCATGACCGTGGGCACTTCCTCCACAGCAATGGTGCCCTCAACTTGGGCTGGGCGGTAAAACCTGGGGTCATGGGCCATGCCAACACAGGGCAGGTCGTCCAGGGCTAGGTGTTTCGACTTGTCGTAGGTGACGATCTCAGGCAGGTGCTGATCGAGCGTCATCACCATCAAGTCACCACAACGCAAGGGGTAGCGCTCAATGTCAGAGAGCGTTGCATCCAACAGGAATTGCAGCTTCCATTGCATGGGGGACATCGACATTTCCCGCTGCAACAGCTCGTCATCGCTGAAGCGGGTGTCGGTGGGTCGGCCGTTGGCATTCCCGACCCGTTGGCTGATCAGTGGAGCCAACGTCCCCATGTAGGGGGTGGGGTCAGCGGGGACACGCGCTGGCCACATGCGCATGTCGTAGGACAGCTCACGCTTCAACGCGAAGTAGATCGAGTCGGTGCTGCTGTGTGGCGTACCGAGATACACGATCTCGGGCTGCTCCCCCGGCTTGAGGATCGCTTCCAGCTCGTTCAGCGAGTTGCGCAACTTCTCCCGTTGCACCTGGGTGAGACAGGTCTGGGGCGTTTCGCAGTCGTCCACCAGGATGGTGCTGGCGCGGGAGCCGGTGATCTGGCCGGTGATTCCCGCAGCGCGGACACTGGGGCTCTGTTCGATGTTGCGGCAGGTGCCAACGTCGAAATTGATCCGGCTGTAGCGCCCGTCATGGCTATCGGGCTCCATGTGCTTCAGCCATGGCACCCGGCTGATGGTCTGCAACATCCAGGCCGTCATGGCCTCAGACCTGGACATCGACGCTGAAATGATCAGACACTTCTCATCTGGATCGTGATACAGCTTCCACAACAGGTACATCGCACTGAGGGTGGACTTCCCGCAACCACGGAATGCAGCGATCACCCGTCGCTTCGGACCTGTCTGTAAGTAGTCGCAAATCTGCAGCTGTACCGGCGTTGGCGTCTCCGCCATGTTCAACTCACGCATCAGCAACGTGATGAACTGAGCAAGGGGGAGTGGTTGCTGCATGAAAAAGCCTCGGTTTCCCGAGGCTAGTGAATGCTGTCAAGAATCAAGCATCACTATCAAGTGGAGGCAGCAAAGCGCCGGTCGAAGCGTCGGCCAGGCTTGATTTCCTACCGTTCTCAACATCGCGGGACACCCGCGGCGTGAGCTTGGCAGGGCTGAGCTGAGGCCCCTGGTAACCCATGTGCTGCTCGGCGGCACGGCGCACATCCTTGGCGAATCTGGCGGCCTGTTCCACCGTGGCGTTCATCCCAATCGCGGCCTCCTCGCAGGCGCGAATGATGTTGAGCGTCTGGGGGTCAGCGTGATCGCGGATCCGGCCAGCCTTGTCACCGAACTGTGCTGGCAGCAGGCGGTCATTCCAGGTCTTGGGCACATGTCCAGTGATGGCGCCCGTCACGGCAGCCGTGTACGCGCCGATGTTCTTGCGCCGTTCTGCCAGGTCGCTGGTGTAACGGACCCGCATCCCGATGCCATCAAGCCTGGCCATGACACGGCCCTTGACATCCTCAACGCCGAATGCGGCATCGAGCAGACCACGCAGGCCTGCAGATGCCATCAGGCCGCAAAGACGCACGACCTCCGGGTCCCTGTCGCCCTTCTTTTGGGTCGCGGCGTAGGTGATCAGGCAGCTCACCATCAGGTCCGTAATCCGGCCTGATGACCACTGGCGCTTGAAATCCTCCAAACCCGCCGGGCTGATCCCTTGCGCTGCAATGGATCTCAGCAATTTACCCGCCGGGGCAAAAGCCGAAAGCGGACCTTCGCCTTGCCCAAGGCCATCGGCAATGGTCTTGCGGTCCATGCCGCAAAGCCGCGCAGCTGCTCGCTGCGTGAAATACCAGCCCTTGGCGTCGCGGCTGATCTCGTGGCTGATCTCGCTGATCAGCAGGTCTAAATTGGTTGCGCTCATGTGGATGAGTACGGGATAACCCGCCCTGGTCGGCGGGTCTCCACTCTCATTCAACAGTTGAGCCGTGTCAAGCACTAGCCACGTTTCTTGCCGCGCTTGCGCTTCTTTGGCGCACCCTGCGGCTGATCCTGCAACGCTGCCTCCTTTTCTTCCCTAATCCGCGCCAGTAGCTCCTCCCGCCCAGGAACCTCCGGGACTCCTCCCCTGGCCAAGATCTCAGTCCAGTTCAACTCTCAGCGCCACCCCCCTTCGTAGTTCCGCTCCCTGCTCGCTCGATACGCTTCATTCGCCCTACCCCTGGCGCTACTCACTGCGCCTCCCCACTGCTGCACCCTCCGATCCGGCCTCCGCTCCGCGTCCTCCAATTGCCTCCTCCTCAAATACGCCCTCATCCCC